CTGCCATATATGTTTTTGACATTTTCTGAATGATCGTTCATTATGTCAGACATACTAACCTCCTACTACTTTTACTGCTTCTGCTGATGGTAATTTTATAATAGTACCTGCTTTAAAATCTCGTATAGGGTCTTTTAATATATCTGGATTTCTTAATGCAAATACCCACCATAAAGATGTAGTACCATATACTTTGTATGCTAAAATATCAGGTCTACCGTCAACGTCTGCTTGTATTTTATAATCCTCATCATATAATCCTTTAGGCATTTTGGGAAGATTATTTATATCTAGAAACACATCCATTGCACCTGCATTTTTTAAAAAACTAGTTGTACTGTGAAATTTAGCCATTAGATAAATCCGTCCGAGTATGCTTGACCTGAAGTAAGGCCAGTTATGTCAAATCTTTTTCTAAGTTTCTGTGGTGTGTAGTTTACTGATAAGTTGATTGAAACCAGTGCGGCTGTAGGAACATAAGTTACTGTGTCTTTCGAACCCATTTTATAATGTACTGGTACATAGTCAACATCTTCTCCATATTGTATGGAATAATCTTTTACAATTACAGGCACTTTATTAAATCCATGTTCTCCTAAATATTCAAATAAAAGAACAGGTGGTGGTGTTCCACCTACACCTTGCGCCACTGCGGCATCGCCTGAAAAACTTTTTGTAATTACTTTAAGAAATTGAAATACTGCTAACATGTACCTGGCTTCGTCAATATCGTTTGCTGTAAATTCTGAAGCAATTGGCAGTTCTGGTGGTCTACTATTAATATAAGAATGAATAGGATAATTCATACCTTGTAATTCATGTATATTGTAATTAGCACCTGCTGATACGAAAATTTGAGGAGTATATTGCCAAATAAGACCGCCTGAATCTATAATTGGTTGTAATATGTTTGTACCGCCTACTGTACCATCTTGAGCATACTCTATACCATACACATAGTCTGCACCGCCTCTTTTAGGTCTTAGTCTTGCTCTCCAGTCATAATTTTGTTGTACTGGAGATTCATTACCAACTAAATCAAAATTACCAAATTGTTCGCTTTGTTGTTGAAGTTCTTGTCTTAATTGTAATTCACTCAACATTCTTGCACCAAAAAGTAAATTTTGGTCTGGGTTTCTGGGAGGATTTCTTAGTCCTGGAATGAACTGTCCAATAGGACTAGCACCCAGAAGGTTTCCTGCAATTCTTCTTGCATGAGGATTTTTAATGCCACTTAATTTACTATTGGCTTTATTTCCCAAATATCCACTAGCAATGTTTTTTAAAAAACTCATTTAATCTCCTAATAGTTCTATTTATCAATTTTATTAAAACATGTTATAATTATTATTCCTATAAAAATTTCCAGTTTTGCATAGATCTGGTAAATATTAATTGACAATACACTAGAACTGTGTATAATACTAACAATATAAATGAACTATAATTTTGAGGAGAGTTATTAATGGCACAGCCTAAAAAAGTAAACTATCTTAATAACAAAGATATTCTTAAAGAAATCCATAAAAGTAAAATGACATACTGCTGGTTAGCAGATGACAATTATGGATTTTTCGACATCATATTAGAAGATGTAAAAAAGATCAATAGAATCAGTGTAAAAGCCGCAAGAGAAAATAAAGCCGCAAAGATGCAATATGATGCATACCAGGCCGCAATGGCACTTCATGATCCTAAAGATTACAGAAATAAACCTAAGCAGAAAGAATTTGCAGTAGATCCTAAAAGCATAGACAAGGAAGATTTAGTTTTCCGTGTTATGACTATGGATCACATTCCTTTAGAACCAGGCAGGAAGAAAAATCCTAGGAACGAAGCAGAAACTAAAGCAAAAGTAAACTTCCCTCCTTTTAAACATTACGCATACGTTAATGATGAATTAAAGGAAGTTGGAAGAAGTCATTGGGAAGGAGGTTTAGGTAACGGACACTTTAATCCTGAACATGGAAAAATCACAAATAAACTTGGCACTATGTTTTTAAAACTAGTGGAAAGATATAGTCACAGAGGTAACTGGAGAGGATATACTTATGTAGATGAAATGCGTGGACAAGCATTACTGCAATTAAGTTATATTGGTCTTCAGTTTAATGAGCAAAAATCCGATAATCCTTTTGCTTATTATACAGCCGCCGTTAATAACAGTTTTACAAGAGTACTTAACTTGGAAAAAAGAAACCAAATGATAAGAGATGACATTCTTATTGAGCAAGGTCATTTACCAAGTTATGGAAGACAAATACAACACGAAAACGAATTGCGTGAACTCAGAGAGGCCGCAATCGCAAGTCAAACAACTGATACTAACGATTAATTTTTATGAGCCAACTGTTTAAGACAGCGGCTTGTTTTACTGACATACATTACGGATTAAAGCAAAACAGCCGTTTACATTTAGAAGATTGCGGAAGATACATAGACTGGTTCATTGCTGAAGCACATGCCAGAAATGCAGAAACATGTATTTTCCTAGGCGACTGGAATCATCACAGAGCAAGTATTAGTGTTGCTACAATGAATGCTTCAATCAAAGCATTTAAAAAACTTAACGACAACTTTGAAAAAGTTTATATGATTATGGGTAATCATGATCTATACTATAAAGACAAAAGAGAACTTAACAGTATAGAGTACATCAGAGATTTAGAAAACTTTGTAATGATTGATGAGCATTTTATTCAAGACGATGTTGCTATAATACCATGGCTTGTTGGAGATGAATTTAAGGCTGTTTCCAAAATACAATGCAAATATATGTTTGCACATTTTGAACTCCCATACTTTAAAATGAATGCAATGGTAGAAATGCCAGATCATGGTGGCATTAGTGACAAGATGTTAGGTAATCCAGAGTATGTGTTTAGTGGGCATTTCCATAAAAGACAATTTAAAAATAACATACATTATATAGGCAATGCTTTCCCTCATAATTACGCAGATGTAGACGATAATGAAAGAGGTGCCATGTTCTTAACATGGGACGAAGAGCCTCTTTATGTAAATTGGCAAGAATGCCCAAAATATAAAAAGTTTACATTAAAAGAACTGTTGGATAACCATCAAAATTTATTAGACGAATACACTTATGCAAGAGTAATACTTGATGTAAGTATCAGTTATGAAGAAGCAAACTTTGTTAGAGAAAAATTTGCAGAGCAATATGGCGTTAGAGAATTACAACTTATACCAATTAAAGAAGAAGAAGAATTTGAAGGCGGAGAAATACAATTTGAGAGTGTAGATCAAATTGTACTTGCACAATTAGACACCATAGAAAGTCCTACAGTAGAAAAACAGGTACTAATAGAAATATATAATAGTATAGAAACTTAATGTTAAAAATTAAAAACGTATCAGCAAAAAACTTTATGAGTGTTGGAAACAACACACAGGCAGTTAATTTTGACAACTGCCAACTTACACTTGTACTAGGGCATAACTTAGACATGGGCGGTGATGGTAGCAGAAACGGAACAGGTAAAACTACTATTATAAATGCACTCAGTTATGCACTATATGGAGACGCTCTTACTAATATTAGAAAAGATAACCTTATCAACAAAACAAATGGTAAAGGAATGATTACCACAGTAGAGTTTGAAATACAAGGCAAACAATATCGTATAGAAAGAGGCAGACGTCCAAATATTTTAAAACTCTATATAGATGGTCAAGATGCTGTTGACGGTGAGCAACAAGGTGACAGCAGAGAAACACAAAAAGAAATAGAAAAAATAATTGGTTTTCCTCACACAATGTTCAAACACTTAATTGCTCTTAATACATATACTGAACCTTTCTTAGGAATGAAAAACAACGATCAAAAGGATATGATTGAGCAGTTGTTGGGTATCACAGAATTATCAGAAAAGGCAGAAATATTAAAAGAACGACAAAAAGTTACTAGAGACAGTATTAAAGAAGAAGAAATCACAATAAATGCCATAGAAGCCAGTAATAAACGTATAGAAAAAAACATACAGGAAATAGAAAGTCGTAGTAAGGCATGGGAAGTTAATAAAGATACAAAAGTTACTGAACTAGGCACACAGATAGTAGAAATGGAAAAACTTGATATAGATCAAGAACTAGATAACCATAAACAAGTTACTGAATTAAAAGAACATAACAGTAACAAACTTACATTAGACACAGAGTATAAACGTTTACAAACCAGTTTAAACAGAAGTGAAGATAAATTAACTCAACTAGAGAGTGATTTAGAAAGTGCTAAAGCAGGTGTTTGTCCAGCATGTGAACAACCAACTGCTCATTTAGATACACATGAAGAATACACAAAGGAATTAGAGGAAAAAATTGTAGCAGAAGAAGACTATAATAATGAGCTGATAGATAGAAATACTGATTTAGAATCTGCATTAACAGAGTTTAATGATTTACCTGATATGCCTAATACTGTTTATAATACATTAGAAGAAGCATTATCACATAAACACAATTTAGACACAATGCATACTCAATTGCAAGAAAAAGCACAAGAAGAAAATCCTTATATAGAACAAATAGACAGTCTTAAAACCAGCGGCATACAGGAAATTAGTTTTGAACTAATGAATGAACTAACTCATTTACAAGAACACCAAGACTTCCTTTATAAATTGCTTACAAGCAAAGACAGTTTTATTCGTAAAAAGATTATTGATCAAAATATTGCATATCTTAATCATAGATTATCCTACTATTTGGAAAAACTTGGCTTGCCACATGAGGTTAAATTTGCAAGTGATTTAGGTGTAGAGATTACAGAATATGGCAGAGACTTAGATTTTGATAATTTAAGTCGTGGAGAACGTAACAGACTTATACTTGGGTTAAGTTGGGCATTTAGAGACATATACGAAAGTTTAAACAGACCAATGAACTTAATGTGTATTGACGAACTTGTTGACAGTGGTATGGACAGTATGGGCGTAGAAAATGCATTAGCAGTACTGAAAAAAATGCATCGTGAACAAGGCAAAAATATAATGTTAATATCACACAAAGAAGAACTTATAGGACGTGTAAACAATGTATTAACTGTAGTCAAAGAGGGCGGGTTTACAAGTTATAACACCGACACAGAGTATGTTAATTGATGTTAATTTAGGCAAAAATGCAGAATACACTCTAACATACGAACTATTCGATAATCGTGTTGCTAAAAAAGTTTGGCAACGTCTTAAAAATCATAAATTTCCAGTTTTAAATAATAGCAGTTGCTACGGATTCGGCGAAAGTATTCAAGAAGTAGAGCAAGTGTTGTATAACACTATAGATGAATTAAAAAATCTTAAACCAGATTTAGAAATTTCTTCCATGGACTTAAACTATTTGCACGATATATTTGCAAGTATGCATTATAATCTTATGGAAGAAAAATATCCTAGTCAAAAACTATATGATATTTTAGTAAAACTAAATGACACAATACACCACTTAGAGGATTTAAACAGAAGTAATAAAGCAAAAATTTTAGTACTCACAGATGACCCTGGAGAAGAATTAATAGATGAAGATTATGATTTGTTTACACCTGATATGACAGAACACTGGTTGTATATGGGTTACCCTCATGTAGGCAAACACATAATGGCTATCTTTAACGATGGGGATATAGATATCCCAAAAGAACAAATACAGCCTACACATCTGTTAAAAACTTTTTTACTATGTTGGTTAGATAAAGACTTGGTTGCCGGAAGAAAGTATATGTTAAACTTAAACAGGTTCCTTGCTAAAATACACAACAAACTGCCTTACCCTATAGACGACAAAAAACTTGCTGTTGGAAAAATACCTCTTGGTAAATTAACACACGAGCCAGATCTATCGGAAATAAAGAAAAATCGCTTTATACATTCTATTAAAGCATATTAATTAGGTCCTTCGGACCTTTTAAGTCTTCGTCAATTCGTTTCGTTCCACTCAACTCATTTACTCGACTTAAATTTACTCCGTTATCATGTATGGAGGAGTCATAATTCTCCTATGCAGGAGAATATGTCATCATGTGATGTTGTCGCCATCTTAAACTCGGGTGCTATTAGGAACCAGTGAGCCTTTTGTCCCCATACACTACCGTCTCGAATCTCACGGAGATTATATAACCTAGTTAAGTTTAGTTACATAACCTGTAGGTTGCTTTTTCTCATTGCCTACATCCTTTTAATACTGATTGTCGTGTGTTTGTATCTTTGCCGCTATACAACTCCAGATCTCGCACCGGGATTACCGGATTGTCAAGGAGCCAGATTTAATGTGCCTCTGTTGGGGCGGGTGTATAGTCCTTTGTGTGCCTTGATGTGATTGTGTTCTAACTTACGTTTTAACACACCTACTTATAAGGTCTTTAATGCCTCTTTAAGGATTTTTGAACCACCTACTCTGACGTTAATGATGCCGTTATAATAATCGTCAGTTTCAAGTACTCGCCTTTCAAATTGCTCTCTGGCTTCTATGTAACTTGCAACTCCTCTACTAGGGCAATAGTATAATATTTCTCTACGAAATTTATCCTCTCCTAGTTCTAATACATCTGCATTAAGATGGTCGCTACTACCCCAATAAGTACGCCAATCGCTTTCTTTTTTACCACGTCTTTTATTTTTTCTTCCTTTAAGTGGCGGTTTTGTTGTTTTGAATTTTGCTAATTTTTTACCAACATACTTTTTATCGTTGGTTAAATTAGTAATTAGATACACAAATGCTTCGCAGTCTTCTGGAAGTACTGTAATTTCTTTGTCTTTATAATACCAACTCATTACATATTTTCCGAGCCTTCTTGACCATTTTTCTTTTTAATATAATTATTTAAAACTTTTACAAATCTTGTTCTTTCGGTATGACTCATTGCCCATGCTTCGCTTATTGATACTTTACCTTCAGAGTAAACCACCATTTCTGTTATATTATCATGTATGGCCTCTGAGTCTTTTTTGAGCTTCTCTAGATACTGAACAATTTGTTCAGGTTCGGCCCGTCCTAGGAAGCCGTGAAAAAATTTACAGGATCAAATGATATTGCCGCCTCAAATTCTTTGGGCTTATCTTTTTCTTTACAAGAATCTTTATCACACTCAAACATCATAGTTTTCTGAATTCCTATTTTGTTTATTTCTGCAACTGATTGCTCAATAGATGCTCCAACTGATGATTCACAGTTATCTAAAAATTCTTTTATGTGATCTCTATCTGTAATAGTATTGGCATCTTCTCCTTTACCTATGGTAACACTATGTACAGCCGCTACAATTAATTGGTAATTCATATCTGCCATTTTTACAAAACTTTCATTAAAAAGTTTTAATTTATCCATATCGTCTGGCATTTCTGACATTACTTGTAAACTTCTGCTACTCTGGAAACTGGCTATACCTGCCTTAATTGTATTGCTGTATTCTAAAGGTTTAACTTCAATTTTTAAACCTTGTTCTGTTTCTACTGTATATGCTTTTTCTAAAACTGCCATAGTTTCTATAGCACCTTCAACACTTGCAATACCAGTTACTGCTTCGTCACATCCTGGGCATGGTGCAGAAACTTCTATATCATCTCCGCTCGTAGCACCCTGAATAGCAACTAATAGCACATCTACATCGTTAGATATTAGACGTCTTACGTTTTTTACATTAGGTACGCAACTTTTTATTAACTGTATTACTGCTTCGCCGTTAAGTAATGCATCTGGATTTTTCATTATTAGTTCATCTTTAGCAGTCATAGGGAAAATAGGAAGTTCTCCTGATTCAGGATATTCCACAATATCTTTTGTGTAAAATTTACCGCCTGTGGGCAACTTTACATATAACTTAGGCGATCTAAAGTATTCGCTTAATGGATTTGGTGTATTTGACATGTATTAAAACTCCTGTTAATTATTCTGATAAATATAAACATGTGATACTTATTCTTAATTCGTAAGGTATTTATCATCGTTAAAACTAGTGTTTATTGGAAAACTGAATGGCAACTATTACATATACTGATAACGGAGAGCAAAGAACTGTTCCTATGTGGGCAACAGAAGCCACTCTGCTAAAGTTATTGGACTCTATGAAAGGTGGTGGTGCTGGTGCTGGAGGAGGCTCTGGTGACCCTAAGAAAGATGCTAAATCTCTGAAAGAATTACTAGGTAGCATACAAGATCTTAACGATGGCTTTGAAGAAATGGCTGAAGATGTTGAGGAAGGCGGCAAGAAAGTAAAAGAAGCGGCAGAAGACATAGAAGATGGCATGGATAAACTAGGATTTAGTTTTGAAAGGATTATTGGTGGTGGATTGGCTAGAGTGGGTGGTGCCATAGACTTTTTAGTAGGTGGCAGTTTATTAATACTCAGTACAGCATTTGCGGCTCTATCAGCAAAACTTATTCAAACAGGAAATAACTTTGCTACTCTTAGCCAATCAGGTTTAGCATTAGAAAGCTCAACAGCATTAAATATTGCACAATTTAACCAGTTAGGAATGAGTACAGAGCAGGCAGTAGAAGCCATGACAAATAATTCTCAGGTATTGAGAGTCATGGGACAAAGTGTTGTTCCTGGTGTTGTAGATGAATTCCTTACACTGACTAATCAGGGTCAGGACTTAGGTTTAGCATTGGGCGATGCGACAGAATTAGCATTAGACGAATTATCAATGAGAACCAAGTTAATGAATCTTGGTAGTTTGGATGAGCAACAGCGAAAAGTAGCAATCAACCGTATTCAGGAAGTAAACAGAAACCAATTAGCATACAGTAAAGCACTAGGTGTTAGTACTGATGTAATGAGAGATTTTGCTGACCAGGTATTAGGTGGTAATGAAATGCTAATGGCTTCATTAATTACTACAAGCAATACAACAAGAGCAGAAACTATTGCAGGATTGCAAGACTTTGTTTCTGGATTAAGAGCAATGGGCGGCGAAGCAGGTGGCGAAATAGCGGCCGCAGTTGTAGAAGCGGCCAGTATGGGAGCAGTTGGGTTTAGTGAAGCCGCATTTGGATTCATAACAGTACTACCTCAATTATCAGATAACTTCCAAGGTGTAATAGATGACTTTAATAATGGTTTAATTGACGGCAAAGGTGCCGCAATGGCTATTACAGCCGAACTTGGTAATTTAAGCCAAGCAGAAAAAGACAGGGTATTCTTACTTGCTAGGGCAGGTGACGAACAAGCGAAAAAAATGGCCAATGCTATTACACAATTTGAACAATCTGCAGACAGAATGAAAGATCAAGGTGTAGAAATAGAAGGTGTACAAAGAGGTATGCAGGCCTTTAATGCCGTTATTGCCAAAATAAAAGGAATGTTTAGTAGTACATTTAATCAGTTTATACAGGGTTTTGGAGAAGGTGCAGGTGATTTAACAGACTTTATGAGTGAGCTCAGTAATGCATTTATGCCTATTGTTTATCAGTTGACAGGATTAGAAGCAGGAGTTGGAGACACTAGTAAATCAGTTATAAACTTAGGTAAAGAAATGGCTGAAGGTCTTGTAGACAAGATGAAAAAATTCGCAAACTGGATAGCAGGTATTATAGAATGGCTACAAGGGTACTTTAACAACTTAGCGGCAACTGACTTCAAAGGCAAGGTAATGGAAGTTTTAGGTGACATTGGTACTGTAATGATGGACGGCTTCAAAAAAATGATTGCAGGACCTGTAAAAGACGCCATTATAGTTGCTTTTGGAATAGCCATAGCGGCCGGTGTTGCAAAAGGTTTGGCTTCTAAAGGAGCCCAGGCTCTATTTGGTGGCGGTGGCGGTGGCGGCGGTGGCGGAATACCTGGCGGTTCCGGTAAAAAAATGTATGGCATGGGCCGTGGACTAAAAGGACTTGCAGTAGGTATGAGAGCATTTGCAAACCCAATGGTTATTGCAGGTGTGGCAGTCGTAACAGCCGCAATCATGGGTATTGGATTTGCATTAAAATTAGCCGCTCCTGGTATTGAGGCATTTGGTTTAGCAATTAAGAGTGTGTTTGAAGGCATAGGTGCAGTAGTAGAAAGTGTTGGTGTTGCGATTGCAAAAGTTGTAGAAGCAGTAGGTAAAAACAAAGTTGCTAAAATTAACGCCAGAGCAGAGGCAATGGTAAAAACCACGAAAGCCACAACAGAAGCCATTAAAGAATTATCACATTTAGATCCAACACATGTTATGGGAATGGCAGAAGGTATAGACCTGCTAGGCGAATCACTAGGAACCTTTACTGCAAATATGACACCTGGATATTTCCAAAGTATGAAAGGTGCATTTGCAAACCTTGTTGGACAGGAGTCACCAATACAGGCAGTTATGACAATGTCCAGAGAGGCTGATCCAGTTAAAATTATGGATTTAGCAAAAGCCACAATAGCCGCCAATGCCGCATCGGCAGGAGCCACAGAGTTACCAAATCTTTCAGGCTCAGATGGAGGCACTACTAATAATACTACAAATAATTCATATGCAAGTGGTGGCGGTGGTGGTACTGCTGAATCAAATCAAGTCATGGCAGACCTAATTATGGAACAGTCTGCTATACAAGTAAATGCACTTGCAGAAATGAAAAAACAAAATAAACTCCTCACAGAAATCAGTAGCAAATCCGGTTAACCTACCAGGTAATAAATTTTAGTTGACAATAATCGATAAATAGTGTAATATAATACATTAAGGTTACATTTATGAGTTGGAAGAAATATTTTTCGAGTGTTGATAACAGTGGATTACCACTAAACGTCACTGGAAACAATGTAAGTACAGACGGTCCTGGAGCGGCATCTAGCAGATATGCTAGTTGGCTACCAGAAGTTTATGCTGGCTCTCCTAACAGATTGATGAGATACATGCAATATGACCAAATGGACAACGATTTGGAAATTAATGCGGCCTTAGATACTATTGCTGAGTTTGGTACACAAGAAGATAATCATACCAAAATGCCTTTACATGTTTATTACAAAGGCAGACCCAGTGATACAGAAGATAAAATTTTAACTAAAACACTAGAGCAATGGTGTAACCTCAACGAAATACATAAAAGAGCATTTAGGATTTTCCGTAGCACAATTAAATATGGAGATCAGTTTTTTGTAAGAGACCCTCAAACATATAAACTGTATTGGACAGATCCTGCTAACATTGAAAAAGTTGTTGTAAACGAAAGTGCTGGTAAAAAAATTGAGACATATTTTGTTAAAAATTTAGCACCTAACTTTGGCGAACTACTAGCAACTAATCCAAGTGCATTACATAGTAAGCCATACGGTTCAGGAAGTGGGCAATACATTGGTACACCTCCTAATAATCCAGGTGCGTCAGGCAGTTACTTAACAGGCTCTATTGACGGCGTAAATCAGGGTATTCCAGTTGACGCAGAACATGTTGTACATGTTAGTTTAACAGAAGGAATGGACCATGCATGGCCATTTGGAATTAGTATTTTAGAACCAATATTTAAGGTTTTCAAGCAAAAGGAATTGCTTGAAGACTCAATTATAATTTACAGGGTACACAGAGCACCAGAAAGACGTGTGTTTACTATTGATGTTGGAAATATGCCTCCACATAAAGCAAGGCAGTATTTAGAACAAATCAAATACGAAGTACAACAAAAACGAGTACCTAACAAAAACAAAGACGGTCAAAATGTAATAGATGCCGCATATAATCCAATGAGTATGTTAGAGGATTATTTCTTCGCCGCAACAGGAGAAGGTAGAGGTAGTAAAGTAGATACATTACCAGGTGGTGAAAACTTGGGACAAATAGATGACTTAAGATACTTTAATAATAAACTATTACGTGGATTAAGAATACCAGCAAGTTATTTGCCTACAGGACCAGATGACGGAAGTGCAACATATAATGATGGTAAAGTTGGTATTGCTTATATTCAGGAATATAGATTTGCAAGATATGTAGAAAGACTGCAAAAGCAAATACAAGAGGACTTAGATAGAGAGTTTAAACTGTTCCTTAAATACAGAGGAATAGAAATAGACAGCGGTGACTTTGATATAGTATTTAATGCTCCTATGAACTTTAGCAGTTATAGAGATTTACAATTAGATACAGAAAGAGCCAATTTATATAACACAATGGCACCTGTACCATATCTTGCTAACCAGTTTAAACTTAAAAAATATCTTGGACTTACAGAACAAGAAATTAAAGCGAACGAAGAAATGTGGAGAGAGGAAAACAAATATGAGAAATTTGCGGACGATAAAACTCCAGCAGATCTCAGAAATATTGGTGTAAGACCAGAGGCAGATGCGGCAGTGAATCCTGATATGGAAATACCTGCAGACCAGGTACCATTGGAAGATCCTGCACTAGATCCGCTAAATACTGATGCAGGAGTTGTTCCTCAAGGTGGTACACCACCTGGATCACCAGAGAGCCTATAATATGAGACTTAACGAATTTTACAATCCAGAGTTTGATGATTTTCAAAAAGCAGATGCTGAGAAAAGAAGAAAACCAAAACTTACATTAGAGCAAATTAGTAAATTGCGTAAAGTAAGAGCAATTAAACGTGCAGAAGATATAGAGCATAAAAAATTCGTGTCAGTAATGTATCAAGCACCTACGGATGCCGGAGCAGGTGGCGGACTTATCTAATCTAGTCAAGATTGAATTAGTAAACGACGGTAAGCCAAATCTAGACAATTGGTTAGCAGACCAATTACATCAAAACAAAGCAGAAATACTACAAAAAGGTTGTCTTTTAGACTTTAGCACAGAGTCTAACTATTACTTACGGCATTCAAAAGATGCTGATGATATCTTTACAACTATACATAAAATATTAGAAAAAGCACAAATTCCTGCAGATTTAGTGCATTTCTGCACAGGTAATCTGCTTAATAAACAGAATTATAATACATATACTAGCCTTAAAAAAGCAGAAGACGATAATTTCCTGCCCTTTAAAAGTGCCTTTTTTAAGGATTTTTGGTGTAGTCATACATTATCTTTCCATAAAGATTACAGCGAAAACTATGGTAAAACTAATAAACCTAAATACTTTTCCTGTCTTAATGGCAGGCAAAAGGAACACAGAGAGTACACTTATGCATATTTAAGTCAGTATAAATTGTTAGATAAAGGTGTATGTACTTTTGTTTGGAAAGGTGAAAGTGTAGATGGTTATAGTTCGCCGGAAGATATCACAAGCCATACAGTACAGCCTGATAATTTTTATACAGTATTTGACGATACATATTATGATGTTATTACAGAAACATTAATAGGCGAAGAATCGTCAACTCAGGGCATAAGGCATAGTGGTGGACATCCTTGGTGGCAGGAAGTTTTCATAACAGAAAAAATTTGGCGCAGTATATATTATAAAAGACCATTTTTAGTAATAGGCAACAAGCATACATTAAAGACGTTGCATAGTTTAGGATTAAAAACATTTAATGATATATTGTTTGATGAATCTTATGATGAAATTGACAACTGGCAAATGAGAACTTATAAAGTTTTAGAGCAAAATAAACACATTATAGAAAATTATAAATTACCTGAATTAGAACAAATAATTAATTCCCCACAAATGTCTGAAATATTGCAATATAATTACGAAAAGATAAATAACATGGCGAACATTTACAGACAGAGTAGATAATCACTGATTCATACAGAAAGTACTCAAAAAACACCCATTTAAGCATAAAAACATCACATTACTATAAGTATATAACAGGCACATCTGAAACCTAACTTTCTGTGTGCGAAAAATTAATAAATTGGAGACCACAATGTCAGAATCAAGAACACAATTAGAAGAAATTCTTGAACTACTCCTAGCGGAAGAAAACGATAAAGCGGAAGAAATGCTTCATGAGTATGTTGTTGCAAAAGCAAGAGCAGAATATGAAAAAGTTTTAGACGAAGACGTTTCTGAAGACGAGGAAGTTGAAGAATCAAAAGACTCAGAAGAAGATGCAGTAGAAGAATCAGAGGAATCTGAAGAAGAGGCTGTTGAAGAAGCAGAATATTCAGAAGAAGAAGCAGTTGAAGAAGAAATCAGCGATGCCGACCCTGCAGGAAACTTTGCAGATGAAATACTTCAGGATGAAGAAGAAATTGAAGGCGATGAGCAGTCAGAAATGGAAATGGACGGCGAAGAAAAAGAACACGACGGAGATCTAGAAGATAAAGTTGATGAAATTGAAGACGAGCTTGAAGACCTTAAAGCAGAATTTGAAAAATTACTTGCTGATGAAGAAGAAGGCGACGAAATGCCAATGGATGACGACAAAGCAGAAATGGATATGGAAGACGAAATGGATTTAGAATCCGTTGAGTACGACCTAGACGAAGAAGTTGCAGATGAAGATACAGAGCTTGAAGAAGCAACTAAGTTATCTAACAATGTAGCGGCTCCAAGTGCTCCAGCAGACGACAACAAAGATGCACCACTTCCAAGTGGCGGATCAAAAGTTGAAAAATCTGGATCACCTGTTAAATCTAAAGATGGCGGCGAAGGCAACCACGGAGATTCAGCAAAAGATCACACACCTACAGACAACATTAACGTTGACCAAAAATCAGTATAATTACTGATAACTGATAGGATAAAGTAAATGGCTAATAAGTTATACGAATATATGAGTCCTGAACAATCTAAAATACAGATTGTTGAGTCAGCAGACGGTAAGGACTTGTTTATGCAAGGATTATTCATACAAGGCGATGTAAAAAATCAAAATGGAAGAGTATATCCCAAAAACGAGATAGCGAAAGCCTGTGAAAGTGTAAAGGAACGCCTTGGAAAAGGTGAGACTGTGATGGGTGAGTTAGATCACCCTGAAGAATTACAAATAAATTTAGACCGTGTAAGTCATATCATTACAGATTTGTATTGTGAAGATTCAAACGGTCTGGGCAAACTTAAAATTATAAAGACACCAATGGGTAATATTGCAGAAGCATTACTTAAGGCAGGAGCAAAACTAGGTGTAAGCAGTAGAGGAAGTGGAAATGTCAACGAAAGTGGACAAGTTTCAGATTTTGATATTGTAACAGTGGACATTGTGGCACAACCTAGTGCCCCAGATGCCTACCCAAAGACTATATATGAGAGTTTATTTAATATGCAAGGCGGTGCACAAATGTTTGATACCGCTAAAGCATTAACACATGATAAAAGTGCAGAAAAACACTTGATGAAAGCAATCACTGGTTTCATCAATGATTTAAAAATATAAGTAGGAGACTACTATGGCAGTGAATTTTACAGAACTACTTGAGAATGCAGAACTAACAGAAGATGTTAGAACCGCTCTTCAAGAAGCATGGGAAAGTAAAATCTCTGAAGCAAGAGAAGAGCTTACAGCAGAATTAAGAGAAGAATTTGCTCAAAGATACGATCATGACAAAAGTCAGATTGTTGAAGCAGTAGATAAATTCATTTCTGA